GATGAAGATAACGACACAACAACTGATGTTGTTGGTCAACTCCGAAAAGTCAACCGCACACTTGAAAAGCGTGCAAAAGAACTAGAACAGGAGTTGGCAGGTCTTAAGACACAGACTCGTCAGCGTACTGTCAAGGATGTACTACAGGCAAAGGGATTAAATCCAAAGATTGCTGCACTCATACCACAAGATATAGAACCCTCAGATGAGGCTCTTATGAAATGGATTGAGGATTACGGTGATGTGTTTGGAATCCAAACCCCAACAGAAGAAAAGCCTGCAGAAAAAAGTCCCGAAATTAAAGCACAAGCAAGAATCAACAACATGGTCGCCACTGGCACTGCGCCAGATATTGACGAAGATGCTTTTGCAAAGATTGCTAATGCTAAAAGTAAAGAGGACTTAGACATACTCCTTGGTTTGAATTAAACAACTTATACATCAACCCACTCACTAGGAGGTGAACCCAATGGCAAATGCTTTTAACGACACCTCGGCTTTGGCTGGTCTAGTACAGACCGCTTATGACCGATATGTTGAATTTGCCCTCCGCTCCCAGCCGATGATTCGTGCTGTTGCGGACAAGAAGCCTGTACAACAGGCAATGCCAGGGTCATCCGTTGTATTCTCACTTTACAACGATTTGGCTGCTGCTACTTCTACACTCACAGAAACAACTGACCCAGATGCAGTTGCACTAAGTAATGTTGACACCGTATCTGTTACTCTAAACGAGTACGGTAACGCATCACTTGTAACTCGCAAACTACAGTTGTTCTCACTATCCGATGTTGACCCTGCTGTTGCAGACATCATCGCGTTTAACATGGCTGACTCACTTGATGTCGTGGCACAAACCACCCTTCGTCAAGGAACCAATGTTATTTATGGCGGAACTCGTACATCTACTGCAACTGTTACAGCATCAGACACTATTGATTCTGCTGACATCCGCAAGGCTGTTGCGAAGTTACGCTCAAACAAGGCTGTTCCTCGTGCAGGAAGCCTATACTGGGTAGGAATCCACCCAGAGGTATCACATGACCTTCGTGCAGAGTCAGGCTCTGTCGGCTGGCGTGACACCCACACACACACTGATGCTTCTCTTGGCAACCTGTTCGCAGGTACCATTGGAACATACGAGGGTGCTTTCTTCGTAGAGAACTCTCGCATGTTCTCTGCTAAGGATGGCGCAGACCAGACCGCTCTCGCTACAACCGCAGTAACCGTTGCAGGTACTTCAGCAGCCTTCACCTTTGGTGTTGCTTCTTCTTCAGTAGTTGCAACTCGTTCAGAGGTTGGCGACAAGATTTCTGGAACTGGCATTGCATCTACTGCAAAAATTACTGCAATCAGTACCACAGGTTCAACAACTACAATTACTGTAGATGTAGCCAATACTGCTGCAGTTACTGCAACAACTGTTGTAACTGTAACTCCTGTAACTCGTGTATTCCGTACACTGCTTTGCGGTAAGCAAGCATTGGCAGAAGCCGTGTCACAAGAGCCAGGCGTAATTATCGGACCTATTACTGATAAGTTAATGCGTTTCCGCCCAATCGGTTGGTACGGAGTCCTTGGATGGAACCGTTACCGCGAGGAAGCGTTGTATCGCATTGAAACTGGTTCATCAATCGCTGCTCTGTAATTGATTGACTGTAGGGCAGGAGCAATCCTGCCTTATGGTGAGTCCATTAGGAGGACCATGGCAAACTATTACTTCACACCACCAACAGTGGATGAAACACCAGCAGGTGGACCACCATTGTTTGACCGTTATAAACTGACTCGTGGTATATCTGTACTGCGTACCAATGGTGTATACTCATCCTTTAGATACCCAAGCCAAACTCAAGTATTGGCTGCGGAGGAATTTTATTTGGGTGGCACTAAAAACTTTATTGACCAAGAAACAAAGGATGCTTTAGTAGCACAAGGCTACGGAGCATACATAGTGCCTGCATGAAACATTGGGAATATCATCCAGAATCTAAAGAAGGTTGCTTCGGTTGTAAAGCACTATCTTTAAATATGAACGCTGGTGAGGCTAACTCTAACCTTAATATATCTGCAAAAAAATGGGATAAAGAGTTACAGGCATATAGAAATGCTAGAGCACAAGGCATACAGCCAGATGGAACTAGCATGAAACAAATTGAGAAAGCCGTAAAAATCTCAAATCAAACAGGTAAGGCATACGGCGCATAATTTAGAAGGGGACCATGACAGCAATAGTTGGCGTACAAGGAAAAGGCTGGGCTGTCTTAGCAGCAGACTCAATGACTACATATACGGATAAACCTTATGTAGCCAAAGGGTGTGAAAAGATAGTTAAGGTTAATGAGTATCTAGTTGCAGTAGCAGGTGATGCTATAGCAGGAGATATTTTTAATAACCTATGGCAGCCACCAAAGGTAATTAAAACTCAAGACTCAGATAGATTTATGATGATTAGAGTTTTACCTTCTATAAAACAGACATTAACTGAAGCAGGTTATGACCCAGCACCTAAGAATAAAAATGATGATGATGCTGGCTGGGATGCTTTAATTTGTTTTAATGGAAAGATATATCAAGTTAGTGATGACTATGGATATATGAGAGATGACAAAGGTTTATACGGAATAGGTGCTGGTGGTGGTATTGCATTAGGTGCATTATCGGCATTAGATGCAGAGAGAAGAACGCATACTAAAGCAGCAAGCGCTGCTAAGAAAGCAATCAATATCGCTATTCAGTATAACATCTGGTGTGGCGGACCAGTAAATATCAAAACCCAATTTACTAGATAAGAGGTTAGAAATGTGTATTGAGTGTAATTGCTTCGGCACTGTTACTCCTTATGGAGTGGGTGGAAGAACACCTACAGAACTACCAAAAGAACCAAATGTTGCTATCTATAATAAACCAATTTTTCGCATAGGCGAAACTCCACATGGTATGAAGCCAATGATGGATGACTACAAAGATGAGGGTGGTATGTAAATGCCAGCACACTACGGAAAAGAAATGAAATCAAAAGGCAAGAAGATGGTTAAAAAAGCAGCATCCAAAGCAAAAAAGAAAATGCCTGCAAAAATGATGATGGGCAAAAAGAAGTACATGAAGAAAGCAGTTGCAACAAAAAAAGTTAAAAAAGTTATGGGTGAATACAAGCGTGGAACTTTGCGCTCAGGTTCTAAAAAAGGACCAAAGGTAACATCCAAAAAGCAAGCCGTGGCTATCGCTATGAGCGAAGCAAAGATGGCTAAAAAGAAAAAGTAACAATGTCATCAGGACAATTAAAACGCCATGATGGTTTTAATCCAGTTCAAATAAAAAATGGCATGATAGTAAGACTGCGTAAAAATGGAACAATAAAAGCAGTCTTGGGAAAGTATGGGGAATATGGCAAGCAAGAAAGACTCAAGGCTCGCTAGAGCAGGAGTATCTGGTTTTAATAAACCTAAAAGAACTCCTAGTCATCCAACAAAATCACATGTAGTAGTAGCCAAAGAGGGTAGTCAAGTTAAAACTATCCGCTTTGGTCAACAGGGTGTAACTGGTGATAGACAACCAAGTGCACGACAAAAATCGTTTAAGGCTCGTCACGCCAAGAATATTGCTAAGGGCAAAATGTCCGCAGCGTATTGGGCAGATAAGGTGAAATGGTGAAAGGTAAAGCATTTTGGGACAAGAAGAATCCAAAAAAGACATCTACAAAACTGACTTCTGCACAGAAGGCTGCTGCCAAGGCTCGTGCAAAGGCTGCGGGTCGGAAGTACCCCAACCTTGTGGACAACGCTGCTGTAGCACGCAAGAGTAAGAAGGGCAAGTAATGGCAACAGGAGTTGCAGGAAGCACTCTAACAAGCGAAATGAATCGTGTAGCCAACGGTGGTACATATCCTGCTATGACGACTTACAAAGCCCTTGTAGGGGCTGCTAATGCCTGGGCTGGTACATCTGGCTTAGGTCTTATAGGTGCCCTTAATATCAAGGCAGATAGCGGTAGACAGCCTAATAACTACAAAGGTTTAAACGCTGTATGCAATGAGATTGCTGGTACCTCTGGTCTATCAGCCGTGGATGCTTTAAGGAGTATAGACCTATGAGTGATTTTGGTGGATTAATAAATCGTGTAGAAGCGGTGCTCCATGGTTATACCGAAAATACCGAACCAACTACTTGGCTTACTACAACTGCTACTAGTGCTACAACAAGCATGACTGTTTACGATGCTTCAGTAATAGGTCGTGGATATATTCAAATTGATGATGAAATTGTATTTGTTAATAATACAGACAATGTGGCTAACACTTTAACTATCTCACCTTGGGGTAGAGCACAGCGTGGTACTACTGCAGCAGCACATAGCAGTAATGCTAAGGTTACAGTAAGCCCATTATTCCCACGCCAAGAAATTAAAAATGCTATTAACGATACTATCAATGCAATGTATCCATCAGTCTTTGCTGTTGATACCCATGATTTTACCTATGTAGCAGCACAGTATTCTTATTCAATTCCTGCTGCAGTAGAAAATATTTTAAGTGCTACTTATTCAATAATTGGTCCATCTAAAGAGTGGTTCCCAGTTCGTGCTTGGCAATTAGACCGAACTGCAGATACTACTGCTTTTGCTAATGGTAAAAGCGTATCCATATATTCAGAGGTAGTCCCTGGACAAACAGTACAAATTGCTTACTCTAAGCGCCCAACATTGTTAGTTAATGATGATGATGATTATGCAACTACTACAGGCTTACCTTCATATTCAGAGGATGTAGTTATTTATGGCGCAGCCTTTCGTATGATTTCTTTCCTAGACCCATCACGCCTTGGTCCTCAATCTGCAGCAGCAGATATTTTAGATGGCGTAAGACCACAAGGTTCTGGTCAAAATACAGCCAGATTTTTATACAACATTTATCAACAAAGACTTAATGAAGTGGCGGATAACCAACGCCGTCAATACCCAATCCGTTCCCACTACCAAAGATAAGGTAAAATAATGGCAGCAGGCGACCCAGGCTCAGTCAAACGGAATTTCTCCTCAACCGCAGTAGAAACTTCGCTCGTATCATCTATAGGAGCACAAGCACAAGGCACATCAAACACAGCATTTATTGTTGCTTCTAATAGCGGTTTTCCATCAGTTCCTTTTACATTAATAGTTGACCCAGATACCTCCAAAGAAGAGGTTGTAACGGTTACTGCTGCAAACAGTACAACACTTACTGTTACTCGTGGTGAAGATAGCACACAAGGTGTAGCCCACTCTGCTGGTGCTGTCGTAAGACACGGTGTATCTGGTAGAGATTTCCGTGAGGAACAAACCCATATTGCTGCTCGTGGATACGATGCAGACCAAGCAATCTTAGACCTTGCTAATCAAACACATGTTCACGGATTAGCCACAGGTGATGGCAGTGTAGTTGGTACAACTAAGGCTCAAACATTAACTAATAAAGTTTATTCAAGTGGTACTGTTACAGGTGCATTTACCGCCACTAACGCTACATTTACTGGTGGTACATTTACATCAGCCACTGTAACAAGTTCAACTATTACTGCCTCTACGATTGTATCAAGCACATTTACTGGTTCATTTACAGCATCTAGTGCTACTTTCGTAAGTCCTACAATCTCAGGCTCACCAGTTATTACTGGTCTATCAAGTGCGGGTATGGTTGATTCATCTGCTACTCCAAAGGATTATGTAGATGCAATTCTAGGTTCTGCTACTGCAGCAGCAACATCAGCAACTTCTGCTGCTACAAGTGCAACTTCAGCAGCAACCAGTGCATCAAGTGCTGCAACTAGTGCAGGAAGTTCAGAAACCTCTGCTATTTCATCAGCAACAAGTGCCAGCGCTGCTGCAACCTCTGCAACTTCTGCTGCTGCAAGCGCTACTGCTGCAGCGACAAGTGCAACAAGTGCTGCCTCAAGTGCAACTGCTGCTGCAACTAGCGCTACAAGCGCTGCTGCTTCAGCGACTGCTGCTGCAGCCTCTGTAGCCACAATCGCAAGTTATGCA